GCTCTTTAACGCGCTGAGTCTCCAGATGCCCGACCGCATCCCAATAGTCGGCCTTGTGGTTGGCGCTCTTGGGATCGTTGATCTCCTCCTCAGCGCGCACAACAACCGCATGGAACTGCTGCTGCTGCTGGTAGGTCTGCAGCTGCTCAGCCGTCATCTGGCTGCCCTGTGCAGCCTGCTGCAGCTGGGCCTCCAGCTGGGCAATCTTGCCCTCGAAGTGCCCAATGGGATCCTCCAGCTTGTCGGGGATCTTGGGCGCCTCGGTCTTCTTCGGTTCCGGCTCCGGCTGCGCGCGCCGTGTGAGGGCCTCGAGCGCCTGGGCAAACCGCGCCTCCGCAGTCTTCGACTGCTCGCGTGCCTCCTTCAGAGCGCGCTGGAGGTTCTCATGCTCGGAGTAGGGCACATGCTCGGGCTTGCCCTTGGCGGGCTCCTGCTGCTGCCCAGGCTCCTGCTGCGCGGGCTCCGCCTGCGGTTCAGGCTCTGCCGCCTCCGCCTCAATGCCCAGCTCCTTGCGCAGCTCGTCATACTTCGCCGCATCCGGGTCTGCTTGCGGCAGCGGAGTGCTGCCATTCACCGGGGCCACCTGCCCCGTCTGCATCGTCATGCTGCCTTTGCCTTCTTCTGCTTCTTCGGCGCCGCCGCTGCCTTCGCCCTCGCCGCGCTCACCGCCTGCTCATCCATGGCACGCTGATGCGTCAGCTTCTGCTCGCCAGCCATCCGCTCGGACTCAATGCGCTGCTGATTGGCCTGCGCATCCGCCGCCGCCTTCTGCTGTGTCGCCTGCACGTCCACCTGCAACTTCGCCAGCGTCCCCTGGATCTCGATCTGGGCCTTCTCCCGCATGACCTGGATCTCAGCGACCGCCTTCTGCTTCTCGATCTCAGCCTTCTCGCGCTCGATCGTCAGCTCTTGCTGTTGGCGCTGTTGCTCCATGACAGCTTCCTGCTGCGCCTGCTCAGCCTTCATCTGCATGGTCGCCTTGTCGGCCTCGACCTGCGCCTTGATCTTCTCCATCTCCGGATCGGGCGGCGGCGGCTGCTCAGCCTGCTTGGAGATGATCTGATTGATCTTGCCCGAGACGCTCGACGGCAGCGGGCTGTACTCGATGATGGTGGACCAGATTTCCGGCGGGACGTTCAGCTTGCTCAGCAAAGGCATCATCCCCTGCAGCATCAGCCACGTCTGCTCCTTCTGGTTCGGAGACATGGCCGCCTCGTCGACGATCACATCATAGGTCGCCGTGTCAGCCTGCTTGACCAAGGGCACGTACTGCATCGTGCTGTCCTTGCCCTTGATGCGAATAAGCCGGCCATCGCTGATGTAGTTCTGGATGAAGTAAAGCCGAACGCGGCCCTTCTCCTTGCGGTAGCGGCGCAGGCTGTCGAAGAAGACGGCGAGGATGGCGTAACCGGCCTTCTTGCGCTGCATCTCCAGCACGCCAGGCTGCTCGCGCTCGACCAGGCCCAGCAGCTCCAGATTGATGCCGCTGGTCTGAGGGAGATTGTTGAGCGCAAACTCCATCATCTTCTCGGTGCCAGCCGGGAACACCGCCGGCGTGCGCTCCTGCACTGCCGGCTTCGGGCCTGACAGGCTGCCGCGCTTCAGCTCGATCGCAGCGTCGGGTTTGCCCCAGTCCTCCAGCGCCTTGCGCGGGTTGACGAACGCATCCTGCTCATGCAGCAGCCCGCCCTTGGCCGCCGTGTTGAGGATGTGCATGATCTGGACGAAGAATTTATTCCCCCACATCTGTGGATCGATCATCGCCCGGACGGCGCCGAAGAACGTGTTTTTGTTCCGATCACGCTTGCCGGTGATGCATTTGAAGGTGAACGCGCCGGCCTCGATCTCGGTCTTGGGCTCGAGGAAGACGCTGCCGCAGATCACCGCCTGATAGAACTTGCGCTGCTCGATCTGCACAGCCTCCGGCGGCTTCATGCCGTTGCGCAGGAACATCTCGTTGATCTGCTTGAGCTGCTGGCGCGTGACCGTCGCGGCCTGCCCGGTGTTCGGATCGGCAATGCGCCAGGCCGGCTCCTCCTCCCACCACTGGATGTGCCGGATCCACACCTGCCGCTTGTTGTTGTCCCTGTCCTTCTGGTCGGGCTCGTCATGACGCTCATAGTCGTCCTTTGGACCCGTCCAGCCGGACGTTGGATCATCGACGGCAGAAGCGCCATGCGTCGTCGTGGGGATTTTCTTGCGCCACCTCGCCGGCAAACCGTCCTTGTCGCGGTAACGCGCGCGGATCAGGCAGCGAGCGTTGCCAAGGTTGCGCTGGAACGCCCCGCTTGGGGTTGCCCACATCTCCAGCGGGTCAATGCGCTCATCGACAATGCGGCCCTCAGGGTCGAGGGCGTAATCCATCCGCGTCTCGGACCAGCCCAGGCCGCAGATCACCACATCAGCAAAGGCGTCACTCTCTTCGTCCTCAGTGTCTGCAAGCTCACGCGACCACTCGTCAGCCGCCGTGATCAGCTCGTTGACCTGCACGTCGCCCTGCTCGCGCGGCAGATAACGGACTTCCTGGCGATTGAGGATTTCCGCGCCCGTGACGGCATCGATCATCGGGGCCACACGGTTGAAGGTCACTGGCTGACGCATCTGATCGAGGAGCGCCGACTTGTCCTCAGAGGACCACTGGTGCCCGGCTACGAAATCGTAACTCAGGCGGGCTTCCTCACGCCACTTGGACCAATGGTTGCGGGCGAGGCGCTCCCAGCGCTTCAGGCGCTGCATCAAGCTCTCGTCGTCGCTCTTGGTCGCCTTGCTGTCCGCTTCCGCGGTTTGGGGATCGTCGTCTAGATCAGGCACGCGTCGCCCACTGATGCCGCGCCGTCTGCTCTGCCATCCGCTTCACCTCATCCCCTGCGCCGTGGATCTCCAGCGCGTAAGCCCGCACCGCTGCAATGTACTGGTCGCGCGTCATGCCGTTTTGGAATGCGAGCTGCAGGCGGGCGTAGGTGCGGATGTCGTCAAGCATCAATACCCCGGCCTGGGCTTAGGACGCGGCTTCGGTTTCGGCTTGCCTGCCTCCCTGAGCCGCTGCAGCAAAACGTTCGGCAAAAGCAGCGATCCGGTCGCTCTCTTCATGCGCCTGGTTATGCTGCCCACGCTGATCTCCTCGTGCTCTGCCCCCGCGCATACCTGTCGCTCGGAGGCGGGATGTAGTCAGGCGTGAACCCACACGCGCCCGTCATCATCGCGTCAGCGCCGTGACTCGCCCAATCATGCTCAGGCGCCTTCTTCCACGTCTTTTTGTCCTCGTCCCAGGACTTACGATAATGGTCGAGCACCTCAACCCCCTTGGCGCACCGATCGGCATCTATCCAGCACATGGTCAGGAAGTTTCGCCCTGCCTCGATAGCATCCTGCTTGTTTGCGATGCGCGGTACCACGACGAAATCGATGCCAAGGTTGCGCGCGGTGTCCCTGACTGTCTCCCTGCCTGGCAACACCCAGTGGCTGTTATCGAGGTCGTGAGGCCCATAGTGTGTGCCGTAGCGCCACCCGTGCTGCTGCTGCTTGTCACGTAGGATGCGAGCGTAAAACTCAACGCCTTCTCCGCTGTTCTCGTAGTAGTCGACAAGGTGATGCATCTGCCCGCGGTTCTGATGAAACCAGACTGCCGTGCTGTCGCTCTTGCCGATATCCCAGAAGGTATTGACGGGACGACCCGGGTCGATCGGCACCTTCCCCAGCCTGCCATCCGCCCGCATGGCCCGCATCTGGGTAGCGAAGTAGGCGCCTTGGATGGCCGCCTCGAACGAGCACTCGAACTCCTGCTCATACTGATCGTCCGACATGCCCTTGCGAGCATCAACAAGCTCGTCGTCTGTCAGGATGCCGGTCTCCGAAGCCTTCAGCATCAGCCTGAACCATGTCGGGTCAGCCTGTGCTTCCTGCCATTTCTCGTGGAAGCCGTTATGCCCCTTGGGCGTGCCGATAAACGTCGCCCAGCCCGCACGGTCCGCCAGCATGGGCCTGATCACCTCACCCCATACGCTCGGGCGCATGTCGGCATACTCGTCCAGCACCACGCCGTCAAAGTACAGGCCTCTGAGACGATCGGGGTTGTCTGCACCGTAGAGTCTGACACGCGCTCCGTTGGGCAGGTCCACCCTGAGCTCGCTCTCATGCGGGATGGCGCTGAGCTTGACCGCGAATGTCTTGGTGTACTCCCAGGCCACGTCCTTAGCTTGGGTGTAGAGCGGCGCCACATAGGCGAAGCGGGGCTGAGGCAGCTTGCACTTCAGCGCGCCCTTGATGAGCTTCTGGACGCACGCCACCGTCTTGCCGGCACGACGATGAGCAACGGCTATAGCCCAGCGCTTCTCTGTCTCCAGCAGCCCACGAAACTGCGGCCGCGCCGGGATACGAACGCGCCTGATGCTACTCAAAGGACAGCGTCACCTCGTACTCGATGGGGCCGCCACCCTCACCCGAGTGCTCTACCGACTTGAGAGCGCGATGGAGGTATGGAGCTGCGGCCTTGGCTGCTGTCAGGCGCACATCCTGCGAAGCCTTCTCATCCCGCAACACACTCAGCATATAGTCCAGGGGCGAGAGGCCAGAGGCAGCCAAGGCTTCCTTCTCGGCCAATGTCCTTTTGTTCTTCTTGCCCTTTGGACGCCCGGCACCCTCACGCTTACCGCCGCGCATCGATTTTTTTTGTTTCCTTTTTCAGGCGATCTGCATCCGCTTTTGCCCATGCCTCAGCCAATTCTATCCGCGCGGCCATATAGGCGGGATCGTGACAAGGAATTGGCTTGCCCGCTGCTTCCCAAGCCGTCTGCGCCTTCTGCCAAGCTGCCTCGACCTCTGGTGCCATATCAGTCGACCCGCACCAGCGAGCGGACGGGGAAGGTGCCGCGTTCGGTCGTCATGGGGCCGTCAGTCCACGACCGTTGCTTCCATTCGACCACCGCCATGTTGGCGTAGTCACGCAACTCGACCACCGTCATTGGGCCAATACCAGCAGAGAGCCGCACCTTATCGCCCACTTTCAGCGCTGGCGGCTGCATGGCCTCGGTCTGGCGGCGGCCTTCCTCGGGGTCTGTGGTCATTGCACCCTCACGTGAGTAATTGATGCCGCCGTTAACGCCCCGGATAGCCATCAATAATCCTGCCCCTTGGGCTGGCTCGCAGGCGCCGGCTTGCTGGGGCTCGGGCCCTTGCCGCTGCCAACGTTCGCACCACTGGTGTAGGGCTTGCCAGGGCGGCCCGGGTTGTTGGTGCCGTAGCTGTCCTGGGTGATGCTGGAGCCCCCGTCGTGTTTCTGCTGCAGGTCCTTACGATTGCCCATCTACGTTCTCCTTGCTCCAAGGCATTTTCGGCGGCTCAACACGCGGCGGCAAGTCACCGTCGCTGTCCGTCTCCCAGAACTGCTCCCGCCACCGGGTGATGCGCTCTGGGGTGATGATGAGCGAGAGGCCGAGCAGCAGAGCTGCAATCCCGACAACCGCAGCCCAAATCCACTCAGCCATCTCGCTCCTCCCTCAATTGAGTTTAAACACCGCGCCGACGCGCGCCGTGGTGTGCTGATTCTCGCTATCCAGGAAATCGGACAGCGGCGCCCCATCGTTCGGGAACACGTAATGAATGGCCTCCAGCCTCAATGCCAACGACCTTGAGATCTCCACCTCAGCACCGCCACCGAAGGCCGCACCCAACTGCCAGGTACGCTCCGACACGGCGCCATCACCATCTCCGATGGTCAGCTTGGATTGCTGCCAGGCTGGGCCAGCTGTGACGTAGATGAGCGCGGGCCCGAGCGGGACGCCGGCGCGAGCGCGGACACTGACCAGATGGTCGGTGGTGGCCTTGAGCAGCACATCGGAGTCGCTGTGGCTGGCGCTGATGCCGGTGAACATCCAGTCGGCCTCCAGACCCAGCACCATGCTGGGGGAGACACGCCAATTCCAGCCCACCATGGCCCCACCCATCAGCTTGCCGTTGGCGAGGTCGAGTCCTTCCGCCTCCAGCACCGCCACGTCGTAGCCGGCGAGGAGGCCAACGTACATGCCGGTGCGGTTCCAACCCTCATCCGCGGCCACGGCGGGAGTGACGGGGGATGCGATCTTGCCCCTGCTCGGCAGCTCGCCTGCATAAGCAAGGGGGGCAATGAGCGCGGCGAGAACCGCGCCCAGGATGCGAGAGCGCATGAGCATTACTCCGTTGATGTAGGGGGGTTAGAGAACCAGACGAAAGCCAAGGATGGCGCAGCTCAGAATGGCGGATGCCAAGAGCATCAGGTCGGCCAGCGACATGCCATCTAGCCACCCGCCAGGCGGCTGGCCTCCAGGGCCTTGCGCAAATCGCCCGTCACCAGCCAGACGAAAAGGGGAAGCAGAATCGCGATGGTGATCTTGATCAGGCCACCAGCCGAGAGCTGGCTGAGGGGGCGGCTCTGCAATTCCTGGAGCTGGCGGGAGATATCGGCGAGGCGGTAGCCAGTCATTTCGCGATCGTGCTGGCACCGCTGCTCGAGCACGATAAGCCGCCGCTCCAGGTCTTCCATAGGTCACATCGGTATCTCCCAAACGCAACACCCCGCCGCGGGTTATCCGGGGCGGGGCGCTTTTCAGGACGGCAATCGCAAACTTGCCCTATTTGCGTTTTTTGCGGGCCCGATGTCAAGCCCTCCATTCATTCCTGGTCCAATTCGGCAAGCGACTTGACCCCCATGACGATGTGACCGGGCTCAATGCCGAACTGACCGCCTGTCAGGATGTAGGTGACAAACACCTGCTCAGCGTTGCCCGTATAATGCTCGCGCTCGATCTCCTCTGCGGTCTGTATCCACCAGTGGCCGCAGTTTGGGCACGTCGCGATGCCCGTGATGATGTCGGCCTCATAGTCTTCGTGGTCGCACACCAGATCGTCGCCGTCATCCGGATACGGGTCGTTCGCGTCCCACGGCTGGCGGCCTGACGATGACATTCCGGCGCTCCTCATCCCTTGTCTGCGAGCAGCTTCCGCAGTCGCTCCTGCAGATCGATATAGCCCATGAGCTTGGCCCATTTCAGGATGGAGCGCAACTCCGCCTCCAGCTCTGCGTTGCGAGCCTCGGCCTGCCGCAGTTGGTCGGCCATCTTGTTGGCTATGCGCTCGGCTTTCCCGGCTCGTATGCTGGCCATTGCGGTGCTCCTCATCCTTGCTCTGGGACGACATGCTTACAGACTTGGCAGCGCCACCCGACAAGGCGCACTCGCCTGCTGCGTGGTCGCGATGCATCCCTGCCGGCGTCTTCGGTCTCAGCCAAGAACTTGTCTTGGTCAGCATTCCCGCACTTCGGGCAGACGATACCCCGCAGAATTGGCACGCCGCGTCTCCTATTCCCTCTTCGGCTCTGTCTGGAAGTGGATGTGCGCACGAACCGTCTTCCACGCCTCAATGTAATCGGCCTGCGAATGCTGCCACGCGTAGCTCGGGCTCGGAGCCCACTCCACCACGAAACCCATCAAGTCATCGTCACGGGTGTGGATGCTGGCGAGGATGTATAGCGCCTTTTCCAGGGTCATTGTCGCGGTCTCCTGATTGATGGGCGCCCCCCCCACTCGCCCTGGCAGCAGTAGGCATCGCCAAAATCTCGATATAGCTTGGGACACCGACAGAGAACACCGGTCGCAAGCTTCTTGTAGCCCTTTGGCACATCCGCTTTCCGGTCATCCAGATCCACAGCGGCGGCAGCCTGTAGCCAACCCTTCAGCGTCTCAACGTCGTTGCCCATCGCCTCCCCTTCCTATCGATCTGACTTGTGCAAGACGTTCCCGATGTGCGCCCGCGCCCTGGAGATAACGAAGGCGTGCGTGTCGGGTATGTCCAGAATGCGTTTCGCCTCACGAAGGCCCGCCTCCAGTTCAGCGATCCTCACCGTCTGCGACCGCAGCCGCTCCTCCGTCCGCCGCACGTAGCTGTCCAACGTCTCCACCGACTCGGACATGACCGCTCCTCAAAATTGCACGCCAAGTTCCGCAAGCCGGCGCATCACCATCTCAGCTGCACGCATGTATTGGTCGCGCTCGGCCTCGGTGGTCCGTTCCCACCACCAGTCGCGCGAGGCGTTGCCAGTCTGCGTTGACCAGATCGCGAACGCGATCTCCGCTTGAAAATCGACCATCCGCGGCTCCGCTTCCTATGCTGCTAGCTTACGTCTGTAAGCGCTCAAATCGATGACCGATTCTCCATCGCCCTTGGGCGGGTCATCAGATGGATCGCTGTCTCCATATCTCCACCCTTCGCAAACCAGGGACAATGCGGCGAGGCACCGGGTCGCCAGATCGTCGCCTGCCTCAACCTTTTGCAGGAGTTCGTCGATCAACGCCTTGTAGGCTATGGACACTGATCCCACCGCGCCGTTCTCCTCGTCCTAGCTAGTTGGACCGCGCCGTCTTCTGCCAATCCTGGTCTAGCGAACCGTTACCGCCGCTCGCGCCGCGAACCAACCCAGCGTTCCACCGCCTTGCAGCTTCGGTGGCGCTCATCTGCCAGTGCGTGTCGTCGCCGCAGAACTTATGGCAATGCACAGCCCACACCCGAACGTCGCTCACGCTATCGCTACATGCGACCCTTGGTTCGGCGCCGCATCTGCATCGCCTCAATCCATGTTGTTCGGATGGCCGCATGGTCTCTCCTCATCATTTCCGCTTCGCTACCCACCGCATGCCGGCCGGCTCAATACCGAGCACATCACAGAGCGGCTTGGATGGCGGGCGCTCACACCTAACGACCTGCGATATATGCTGCACCAGCAGGCCATGCGCACGCGCATAAGCACGCTGCCCACCGGCTTTCTCGCATTGCTTCTGCAGCAGCTTGCTCACGTCTTCCGCCCGCATCTCTCGCTTTCGCACGTGCCATCCCGACGCTTTCTGCCAATCGATTTGCTAGGATGGTCACCATAGCTTTTCCCTTCTTTTTTGTCTACAACATAGTAGACAGAAGCGCAAGCGCATGCTAAACATTCTCCACACTGAGAACGGAGAGACGCCATGCAGATCATTCCCCTCGCCCAGCACGCCAGCAACCTCGATCCATCGGCGAGGGTTGTCGCAGAGGACCATAGTAACTGCGACTGGGTGATCTATGCCGTGACAGGCGGTTTCGTTCTGACACTTCGCGACGGCCGCGCCGTCGATGGACTTTTTCCAACGCAGGCTGCCGCGCAGCAGGCCGTTACCCACGCCATAGGAGCCACCACATGAGCTACACCGTTGGAGATATCCTGCTGTGGCGCGACAAGAAGTTCGGCCACAACCGCGCCTGGGAAGTGGAGTCGATCCTGCTTGGCGCCGAAGGCGTGGAGGGACTGATCCGGCTGCGCCCCATGTTCTACAAGGGCGGCTCAGACGAGGACGGCAACCGGCAAGAGACCGTGCTAGTGCCCGAGTGCCTGCTACGCGACTGCGAATGGTTCGCGAAGCGCACTCACGACACGGTGCAATAGAGCAGGATAACGCCGGACATGTCGAAGGACGAGCCGCCGAAGTGGGTCATGCCCCTGACCGTCGGCCCTGGTGTTCTTGGGGGCACCTGGAACGGCGAGTGCTGGACCTACAATGCCCCCACCGAGCCAGCTGATACGCTGACACTCCGCAAACTCTACGACGCGGCGCGCAACCTACCGAAGCCGCACCCGCTCGCCGGGCTCACCATCGTGTACTACGCCGACAACATGCGCGACGCCGCGCTCCAGTTCGTGGAGGAGTACAATAAGCCGCCGCGGCTCGGGGCGCCCATCGTTGCGGCCCGGAGCGACTACCTCCAGCCCGGCCACATCATCGGCAAGCGCGGAGATGACATTGTGCTGATCGCTGGGCCGGAGAAGAAGCCGGAAGGCGACCAGTCCGAAACCGAAGGATGAGGCCCGCAATGTCGTACTGGCAGAAGGACAGCGAGGGGCGCGAAATGATCAGCGCCTACGAGCTGAAGAAGCGGCGCAAGCACCTCGCCCACGTCGAGGCCGATCTGCGGCGCATTCGGTCCTTGGTGCTGAAGTCGCTTCGTGACCGCAGCTGGTCGATCAGTCGCTCGACGACAATTTGGGGCTATCTCCTGGCCCGCAAACACGTGACGCAGGCTCGCGCTGCGATCACTGGTGCCGTTGTGCAGAAGGCGCCGAATTGGTCCCACGCTGTACGCGCAAGCCGCGGCTGGGCTACTCTGGAAGGATGAGCCCCCCGATGTACCGAGAACCGACTTGAAACGAATTTTGGGTCATCGTCGCCGCAACCTTCGGCCTCGTGGCCATCATCATCCTGGGCATGAAATATCTCGGCCCAGCCATCATCCCCTATCTCGTCCAGTGAGCGCCCGCGATGCTCCCGAAGCCGTCAGCCAAATACATGGGGCATGGTCCGCTCTCGCTGGCGCGGCTCACGCATGAGGTGGAGGGCGTGGACGATATCGAGTTCCTTGCCATCCAGGATCAGGTGGAACGCCTGACACGCGGCGAGCGGGAGCTGTACCGAGAACACTACATCCGGCTGCTGCGCAGCCCGTCACTACGAAAGAAGGGATGACCCCCGCGATGCCGAAGCGTAGCGCCAATGGCCTGAGCATGCAGTGCCCGCACTGCGAGGGCACGGGCCGCATGGTCATGGAGCGCGCAACCTTTGGCGACATGATCATGGCGCGTCGCAAGGCGGCCCGCCTGACGCAAGATGAATTGTCCAAGAAGGTTGGGCTATCCCGAGCGCAGGTTGCCAACGTCGAGGGCGGTCGAAGCGACATCCCGCTGAAGACGCTGCAACGTTTCGCGGAGGCGCTGCAATGTTCTCCGCGCGATCTGATCCCAGGATGAGCCCGGCCAGCCTACGCCGCGTCCGGCTCCAAATACTCATCCGCCAGTGTATCCAGCAGCGCCCCAATCCGACCGATGGCAACGGCGCGTGTCGTGCGCGCCGTCTTGTAGCCCGAGTGCAAGCGGCCGAAGTCCGACAAGCTACCGCGTGCAAGCTCCCGATGTTTAATTAGATACTCCATCAGCCGCCGCTCATGCCCGCGCAGGCGGTTTAGGCGCTGGTCCAGGGCGAAGATTCCGGATGGCCCGCCAGACGGCCCCAGACGGGTCCTACAGCCCGAGTCCACCTTTTCGGCCATCTCCCCTACCAGACCGGCGGAACGCCCGTGTACGCCCCGCAAATCGCCGAGAAACGCCACGGCGGCCCGGAACTGCCGTGGCGTGAGGTGCCCCTCGGTGTGCAGGTCGCTGATCACGTCGCTCATCGCGCCACCGGGCGCATTGGGCGCTGGCTGCCGTCTGTTGCTCATCCCCCACCAACCTTTATCGGACCAAGAGAGCCTGTGCCCTTGCACTCGCTACATGACGGCGGCTCCGGCACAAGGCAGCAGCACGTGTCATCACAGCACGTACAGTCACTCTCGTAGAAGCCCATGCCGCCGCAAGCCCAGCACGAGATCCAATAGCTGCCGTCCGGCTCGAAACTAACGATATCGACGTGATCATCTGGCATGCTGCCCCCCCTCACGCTGCCGGCTGAACCGCGCGGTTCTTGCTACCCTTCGGCCGCCCGCGCTTCTTCCCGGCGCCCGGCGCCCGGATCATCGGATTGGTGACGCTGTATTGCCTCTCAGCCTCCATCCCCTCCATCTCCGCCTGCCCCAGCGGGAGATCGGCGAGGAAGCCCAGCGCAACGCGGGCGGCGTCAATCTCCTCCTCCAGCTGGCGGTGCTTCTCGCGCTTCACGGCATCCCAGGCCGATTCCTTGCTGAGCTGCTTGATCGCCTTCGCGCTCTTGCCGCACTTCTCCCAGGCGCTGTCCTCCAGCTCCTTCTGCTCGAACTTCAGCGTCTTGATCTGACTGGCCAGGTCTGAATGCCGGCCGACGATGTACTTGAGGGCGCCCAGGTCGTTCCCGGGCGGTGGGGCTGCATTCTCGGTCATGTCGTCTCTCACGCTCACTCTCCTTCGCTTTCCTGCTCAACAAACCGGCGCGTACGCCAGTCAAACTTGATCTTCATTTTGCAAGGATGCCCCAGTTCCTCGAACCGGGTCTTGCGATGATAAAAATCCGCCTCAGTCTTCGCCTGCGCTCCATCGAACATCTTCGATCGGTGCACCACAAATCCTTGATCGACGCGGTTCTCGAAATGCTTGCTGCCGGCCGCGTCTTCCAGATCGGGGGGCTTGCCGCGCCGCGTGCCATCCATCTTCGATGGGTGCAGCAAAATCTGGAAATGCACGTTCATATCGCACGCAAACACATGCGCCGCCGTCAGACACCGGCCGATATAATCCGTCTCCCACTCGTTCGGATTGCGCTGGCTCTCAAGCCGATTCCACGGATCGAGCTGCACAACCTTGGCGCCGTGTCGGACAACAGCGACCTCCGCCGTGTCGAGGAACCATTCCAGCGTCGGCTTCTCCTCAGGGTGCAGAATCCAGCGGTAATGGTCGTTGATCCATCTGTCCGCCGCCGTGGTCTGCTCCGCCAACATATCGCGCTCCGGCATGCCGGCTTGGAGCGAGCGCAGCATCCGCCGGAAGTGGTGCTTGGGCCGCGTCTCGAACGACGCCACCGCCACCACCAAATCATTCGCTGCCGCCACGTCGTGCCAAATCTGGCCCCACAACGCCGTCTTGCCATGGCCTGGATGCCCGATGACCATGCTCAACGTCCGCGGAGCAAGCCGAATGCGGCTGTGCCACGACGGGAAATTGGGCACGTTCCACACGTCCATGACGGGCGGCTCGGGCAGCTCATCGAGCTGGTAAAGCCCCGCCACCGGCCACTGCAGCGCGCCGTCGACGACGAGATCGCGCACCGCCTCCGGTCCGTCATGGCGCAGATGATCGTTGGCGTCCTTGCAGCCCTCCGGCCACTCGACGTACCAACAGCGCGCCTGCCCGAGCATCCGCGCCAAGGCATGGCGCAACGCGTGCCCGGGCTCGTCGCTGTCGCCAGCCAGGATGAACCGCTTGTGGCGCCCTAGACCGCGCTCCAGAGCGTCAGCGACGTATCCGTAGCCTCCGCCCTCCCCGCCCTCGGTTTGCCCGCCAGCGGCCTTCCCTGGGGCTCTGGCGCCGTTCGGAACCGACAACACCCGCTCCGCTGGAATGCCTGCCTCGACCAGTGACGCCCGATCCCACTCCCCCTCGACCAGCCACACATCGCCCGGGTCCGCCGCCAGCACGTCGTCGAGCCCGAGGAAGCACAGCTTACCGCCCTTCTTGCCGATGAAATCCTTCTCCGGAAAAGCGCAGGCCTTCCAGTTCACCGTCTCGCCGTCGAGCACGTATGGGAAAAACACCGCCTCGCTCCTACCGTTGAGCCGGCCGGGGAAGAACGCCATTCCGGAGGCGGCGCCAAGACGCTCCAAAGTCGCCCGGCTGATGCCGCGCTCCTTGGCGTAGGCGATCGCTGCGGCCGTCAGCTTCCCGAATGCCGCCGGACCATCCGCAGTGATGGCAGAACCAGGTGGCGCCGTCGCCGTCGAGCGTGACGCTGAGGCAGCGGTCGCGCTTTTTGTGCCGCTGGGGCGAGCACTGGGGGCACTGCGTTCGCTGGTCGCCCGCCCTGTCGAGCCTGACCTCGATACCCCGTTCGCGAAGCTCATCGACGATCATCCCCCGATCTCCTCGCCCTCGGGAGTGAACGTCCACCGAGAGATTTCCCAATTTCCGTCCGGCCGCTTGTAGATCGGGCTGTAGCCCTCCCGCCGGTAGCCGCGCACGAACTCAGGCTCGTCGAGCAAACCCGCCATGGCCAGCGATTCCTGTTTGGCCTCCTGCTCCCGAGTGCGGACGATTTTTGCCAGGTAGGTCGCCGGGTCACGCGCCTTGGCCACCGAGCGCAGCACCGATACCGCCTCGTCGAAATCACCGATGAACCTGCCGAGCTTGGCAATCTGGGCACGGGCGATACCCGCCGCGGTCAGCACCTCGAAGGCCGCCCCGTACCGTCCGTCTCCGTCGAGGTCCGGATCGTCAACGGCTGCAGCAAAACGGTCGATCAGGGGTATTTTATTTTTTGCCGCCTGCGATTCAGAATTTGCCGCCTGTGAGGTTGGAGTTTTTTCTATCGGCGGAATTTTTGAATCTAAATCTGAATCGGCGGTGTCCCCTGGGGGGACCACACGACCGGAGGGAGTGGGGGTAGGGGGTAGAGAAAGACTCTCTGCAAAATTATAATAACTATCCTGTAAGGATTCAGTATTCCCGTGCGTAGTAATATCCGCGCACGCGAGGGGAGCCTGCACAAGGTCGGACGGGTCACCATCAACGGCACTGCCACTCATGGCAGTTTTGCCACTGGTGGCAGTGATTTTGCCACTGGTGGCACTGCCACTGATGGCACTTTCTGCCACTGGTGGCAGTCGCTCTGCCACTGATGGCAGTGTCACTGATGACAGTGGTCTGCCACTGGTGGCAGACATGTACTCCCGTTTTGCCCGATAAATTGTCCGTTCAGGCAGTCCGGTCAGCTCATGAATCTCTCGAATGTTGGAGGTGCCGGAGACCAACATTGTTTGAGCCACATATTTGGCCGTGGCAGAAATTTTCAGGCGTCCAATCTCTGCGAGGTGACCTTTCATCGTGCACCCTCCTGCAGATCGGCCAGCATCCGGTCGGTCAGCGCTCGAAACTCATGGTCAGCAGCCCGCCACCGATTGACCCGCCGGCACGACATCAGAATCGTGGTGTGGTCGCGTTTTAAGCGACGGCCGGTCAGTGGGGAGGACGCCCCGAGCTGGTTGGCAAGCCACGCGACCACGGACCGCGGGCATACGATCCAGAGAGCTTGGCCTTCCCCGCTGCATAGCTCCTCGATCGATATTCCGTAGTGATGCGAAACCATCCTGATGCTGCGCTCTACAGGCCGCACAGCAGGCGGCTTTCGGCTCGCGCCGGTGGACAGGCCCATATTGCCGAGTTTCGCGATAATGCCGTGCACGCTGCGGCGCAGCTCCTGCGCCATTGCCAGGTGGTCGACGCCCTCCTGATAGAGACGGCGGAGGGTCGCCTCCTCGCCAGGCGACCACAGACGCCCCCTGCGTGAACGGAGAGGCTTGACTTCTTCATGGGATGTATCTAATTGCGACATTGTTACTCCTCTCGCACGGGTGTGACGGCTAAGTTGTCGTGGGGTGGTTTCCGGGATCGGAGCCACCCCAAAGCTTTTTCAGGCGGCCCCCTCCCTCGGCACGAGCGGCAGTACCTGCCGGTAGAACCACCTCCCCTCAATCAGCACCGGCTTGGCGCCCTTCGACGCTGCCAGCGTGCGGAAGGCCTCGATCTCGATCGGAGTGTCGTTGCTCCTGGCGCACTGCTCCTTGTAGAGCGCGTACCAGTCGTCCTCAGGCAGCCCGCCGGACGCTACCGGGCGGGTGCACTCAGAGAAGAACCACTGAGCCAGCTGCCTGCCGGCGGCCACCGGGTCACGTGAGGGAGGCGGCAGCGCCGGAGCCGGGGAAGAATTGACTCTTACGCTCACCGCCTCCCCCCGCTCCACGGGGCGTGCGAAGTCCCGCGGAACCTCATGCCCGCCCATGACGAGCTGCTTGTGGTCGATCTCCCGCATCAGGAAGCCGAACCATACGAACACCATCTCACCGATCAGCAGGATCAGCGGCGTTGCGATCGGCAGCCGTGCCGTCACCACCGCCTCGCTGATCCCCGTCCACGACGCCAGCGTCGACGCCATCGGGTCCGCCTTCTCACCCACCGGGATCCGGCCATCGATCTGGCCGTTGAGGGTGTCGAGCTTGGCAACCAGCTCATCTGACTTGGCGGCGGCTGAAAGCTCACCCTGGAGGACGGCCATGTCGGTGCAGAATCGACGCTGGGAGCCCGTACGCGGCTCCTTGCAGCCTTCGGTCCAGTCCCATGCCGGCTTGACCTTCTCGGCCGCCAGCAGGGCTGTGAGCTGGCCTACGGGCCTATGCTTGGAGATGCCCGCCAGCTGGTCCTCAAGCCGCTTGCGCTGCTCCTTGAGGGCCTCGATCGATTCCCACGCCCCCTTGCGCTCTGCGATCACTTGCCCGCGCTGGGTGGCAATGGAGCCCATGGCGCCAACGAGCGAGTAGGCGATGAGGAGGGCGTAGACGATGCCGGCAATGGTCAGCGGGAAGACGGCCCGCCAGCGCGCCTTGCCCCACAGCACCCACCACACGAACGGGTAGCCTACGACCACCCAGGGAATAGAGGCAGCTGCGGCGCCGTAGGAGAGCTTGTCCCACCAGTCGAGGCCGTAGGCGGCCCAGCCCTTGGCGAGGATGACGCTGTCGATGAAGGCAAAGAGGCCGCCGGCAGCGAGGAAGGCTGTGCCAAGAAGCTTTCTGAGACGCATGACTTTCCCCCAGTCCCGAATTTTGCGAGGTAGCAGGCAACACACAGCGCGTTGCCGTCCCCCATGATGACCCACCCCCAATCGCATCGCCGCAGCGTCGCCGGACACACAGAGCAGTGCGCCAGGACCTGCCGCTGAAACTCCTCCTTACTGAGCTGGCGCGTAGCCTTGCGGGATCTCATCGCCCAACAGCCCCGGCATCTTCATGATCAGACCGCGCTCGATCAGAATCTGCAGCGTGCGGTTTGGGCGATGCTCAGGCCCGTAAAGCCGGAAGCCCTCGCGCCGGTATTGCGCAAGCAGCCTCTGCTGCGCTCTCGTGAGCGGCTTGAGTTTCTTGGGTTTGGGATCACTCATGACGCCACCTCAGTTTCTGAAGGTGCAAGATTCATCCTCGATCGCTGCCGGTCAGTAATTGCCGGCCGGATGGTGACGATGACGCCGGAGGTCTTCTGCGGGTCGGCCCAGTGGGGGATCACCGCCTTGACGTACTTGTTGGAGTCGTCGAGCAGCACCCTGGATTCGACCAGGGCGTCCAAAACTGGTTTGCAGAAATTGTCCGCATCCCGGCCGCGACTGTCGGGCGGCACCAGCTCCAGCTTCACGACCACCGGCACCGGCCAGCGAGCGCGCGTGCGCCAGGAGGCGCGGATGCGAATGACGGCCTCCTCACGCCACGCCTTGTAGCGCTTGGAGGGAAAGCGGCGGACCTTGCCGCGCACGATGCCCTGCGTGAAAATATTATTCAGGCTTGGCGGGAAGGGCAGCCAGCAGGTCCAGGGCTCGAGCTGGGTCATCAGCGCCTCCACCAGAATCGTCGACGGGGCGCGTGACTGTCTGTGCCGTTGGACGGCTTGCGCCGGATAGCACCGCAATTGGTGCACATCTGGAAGCCCGGCATCAGGAAGCGCCAGACGTGTTGTTCGCACCCTGCCTTCGGCCTGTTGTCGTTCGCGGGATCATCTTCACGCATCTGCGTAACTACGGGTTGCGCAAGCGCTTTTTGCCTATTACGCTGCATGCGTCTCGCTCTTCAAACGGGGGCTTTCGCGGAAGAGCGAACGTTCGACGCGGTGGCCGAACTCCTCTACGGCGGCGCTGATGTCGAGATATCGTGCCGGGGGGAGGCAGCCCTTTCTCATCCAGATGGACACCGCCGACGGGCTCACGTTGAGCCGCGCGGCAGTGACGCTGGTGCCTCCCAGCACATCAACAACCTCTCGGACGGTGCACAGGAGCGGGGCTTCGGGATGACTTGCCATAGAGTTCAAGATACTTTAACCAGGTTTAAGGCGTCAATCCTAACCACGCCTGAATGGAATCGAGCCCGGAAATCGCGTATCTCCGGGCTCATGGCAGGAAAGCCAAAGAATCTGCGCTCAGAAGAGAACCTCTTGCTCGGGAGGCGTCTTAGTCTCACGCGCCGCGCCATGAACCGGACGCAGAAAGACTTCGCGGCTGAGGCCGGCGTCAGCCCGGAATCATACAACCAGTGGGAGAAAGGCGCTGTCTGTCCGCCCCCACGTGGTGCGATCAAGCTCGTGAAGGCGCACAAGCTCACACTCGACTGGATCTACCTCGCCGTGCCAGACCGCCTGCCGTCATGGCTGGCGAAAGCCATCGAGGCCCTTGGCGAGGCTGAAAACGCTGCCTACGAGGCTGCTGAGCAAGAACGGGCCCAAGAGGTCAAAATCGTTCGGCCCAAGTCCCGGCGCCACAGTCAAAGCGCCGCGTAAGCCTTCTCCGCAGCCCCCCCCCACTCTTCTTCATCTCAGCGCCTATCCAACCGCGTCCTTCCCGGGCGCGGTCGAATTTTATTTTGCGTGCTGCTTCAAGCATCTTTGACCGCGTTTAATTTTCTTGGTTGACAAATTAAACCCGGCTTAAGTAGGGTGTACTTGTGATCGCCGCTGCTACCCGCCGGTACACGGTGATCACCCCAGGCCCTCCCTGGGTCGGTGCCTTGGCCCCCAGCGGTACCTCCCCCGCGCGCTGGGGGCCACTTTTCCGGGAGTGGATTGGAACATGAGTTTCGATATTCAGGAGCCCGCCCATGCACAGCCTCAGGCCGGCTCTGATCTTGTTGCCGCTGCTGTGGTCGCCGCCGGCGCCAGCAGCATTCCCCCCGACCCCACCCACTGGGGTTTCCTGCTCGGCCTTGAGGCTTATCGCCTGGGACAGCCCGAGTGCCCGTTCCCAGCTGGTTGCATGGCTGCGGCTCAGTTCCAGCACGGTTGGGCTGACGCAGAAGTGGACGCGGCTCGCGCCGATCAGCTCTGGGAGCTGCATACGCTCCGCAACTATTGCGGTGAGTGAGCGTCATGACAAAAAGCACCACCACCGCCCCATCGCAGACCAGTTCCAAAGGCCCCAAACCCAGCAAGTAAGGAGTGCGCATCATGTCGTCTGTCGTGAATTTCCCTGCTCTCAGCGGTCCTGGTTTTGGAGCGGCTGAGCCGTTCCCTGGTGAGCCCCTCGACGATCCTGGCGTGCAGCCGGGCGATCCGGGCGCCGAGCCGCCGCCGGCCAACCTGGAGCCGGTGAAGACCAACGAGGACCCCATCGTGCAGATGATCGAGAAGATCACAAATCAGGCGCGCGAGGCCATGGATGCGCAGGTTCGCCTCTCGGCTGCGCTCAACGAGCAAATCTCAGGCGGCGCCTATACGTGCCTACTGCTGCGGAACGCCATCAGCCGCCTGCAGCCCTCAGACCTCGACCCGCGCAACCTGCTGATGCGCGAGCTGCATCGGGAAGCGTCGGCATTGGCAACACTGCTTGCGCCGATGTGCGCCGAGCAGTCAGCGGCGCGTCACTGACGAGTTTGGCGGGATCGGCCTTGCCCGCACCAAGGCTGAGCAGAGCGAAGATACAGCGTTCTCTGCGGTGCCATCCAGGTGCCTCCCGCCACCCAACCATTCATCGAGGAAGGCCCTTATGACCGAAGATCAGCTTCGTGAATTCCTTGAGGCCAACAAGGCCGATATCGAGGCCACCGTGAAAGAGCGGGCTGTAAAGAGCCTGCTTGAAGAGCACCGTTGGACGATCAATAGCCAGATCAGCGAGGCCGTAAACAAGTTCGTCGAGGCCGAGATCATCCCAGTCATCAGAGAGGAGCTGGTCGCACAGAAGGGCGCGATCATCGAAGCCGCCCTCAAGTCCATATCGACCATTTCTGACAGTCTCGCTGAGGGCATGCTCAAGACAGCCGCCAAAAACATCGGTGATGACTGGCGGCGCCGCGAGATCATCAAAGCGCTCTTCGGAGTTTGAGCCATGCATCTACCAAAACCATCTGAGGGCAGCGATTTCGCCCCGCCGCCAGCCGGCACATTCCCGGCCATCTGCTACCGCTTCATTGACCTGGGCACCCAGCAGACGACGTTCAAAGGCGACCAGAAGGAGCAGCACAAGATCCTGCTCAGCTGGGAGCTCAAGGACGACGAGTGCATGATGGAGGTCGAGGGCGAGATGATGCCCATGACCATCCATCAGCGGTTCACGTGGTCGATGCATGAGAAGGCCACGCTCAGGAAAATGCTGGAGAGCTGGCGCGGACTGAAGTTTCAGGAAAAGGACTTCGGCCCCGGTGGCTTCGACGTGCGCAACCTGCTGAGTAAGGCGTGCATGCTCGCAATCGTGCACAGCGAGAAGGAAGGCAAGGCCTACGCCAATGTGGCGTCGGTCCTGAAGCTGCCCAAGGGCATGCAGGCCGGGCAGTTGGTCAACCCCACGGCCTTCCTGGCGCTCGAACGCGGGCTGTTCGATCAGAAGGTGTTCGACGGGCTGTCCGACGGGCTGCAGGCCACCATCAAGAAGTCGCCGGAGTATCATGAGCTGTTCCGGCCTGGAGCAGGTGCGGAGACGCGCGCGGCTGTGGGTGGCGGGAACGGCTTCGACGACGAAATCCCCTTCGCTCCGTGCACGTAAGGCGCGGCCATGGGTGACGCAGCAGACGACGCTTACGATGCGGCAGAGCGTTGGCACAGCGCGGTGCAGGCAATGCGCGATGCTGGCTGCCGGCCCTGCCATGTATGCCGCGGCACGGGCAGCGTTGGCGCGGATGCTGACGAATGCCCCCACTGCGGCGGAGCGCAGTGGATAGATAAGAACGGCAACCCAACCGAAATGTAGGCCATGAATCTCCCCCAGCCCGAGACGCCGGAGTGGCAGCGGCCCGTGATGTTCTACGGCAAGCCGCTCACCTATGAGCACCGGCGCCACATGTACTTCTGGGACGGCGAACACGTGCCGTCCGTCACCACCATCATCAAGCGCCTCGATAAGCCCGGACTCATTCAGTGGGCTGCGGATACGGCAATCGAGCACGTTCGTAAGAAGGCTGCGGAGTTCCCAGAGGGCTTCCGGTTCGGCACGCTGGAGAACATTTGTCAGGAGGCCCGCCAGGCGCACCGGGTCAAGAAGGAGGCCGCCGCCGACATCGGCAACGTGCTCCACGACATCGCCGAGTGCGTTCAGGAAGGCCGCGAGCCCGACCCGGGCATGGTCGCCAAGCTGCCGGTCGAGGATCAACTGATCGCCAGCAACTGCGCTCTGTCTCTCAAAGAATGGATGGCGGCCCAGCGCTTCGGAAGCGCGGACCTCGAACGCAAGGTGTTCTCCCGCGATCTGCGGTACGCCGGCCGGTGCGATCGCTTCGGCGTCATCAACAATCATCTGGCCGTCCTCGACTTCAAGTCGGGCGGGGAGAAGATCTACCCCGAGACGTGGCTGCAGATGTCCGCCTACGAGGTCGCGCTGCAGGAGGAGTTGGGCTTCAACGAACCTGTTTGGCACTACGCGATCCACCTGAACAAGAAGACCGGCAAGTGCACGCCGCATGTTCGCGGGCCGCAGCATACCGACGCGGCAAAGGAGGCGTGGCGGCGGCTGGTCGACTTTGACCGCTGGATGCGGCAGGTGCCGACCGAGGCGCAGATGAGGAAGGTGGCGTGATGCTGGATCTCCGCCTGAAGTTCATCAGCCCCGGTCATTTCGTGACCGCAACCAAGGCGGACTTCGACGCCGCCAGTGCGGAATACAAGCCGGGGCAGGAGATCATTGCGCGCACGTCCAGCAGGCGCTCAGGCCGGCAGAACAGCTACTTCCACGTCATCCTCCAGAACGCCCACGCGTCCCAGCAGGCCGGTCCACAACAGCCGACGTGGGAGCATCTGAAAGCCCACGTGCTCAATGCGGTCGGGCACTGCGATGTGAAGCGGTTCGAGGCGCGGGCGATGACGCGGGAGGCGACACAAGCAATCAGGGCGGCCTTCCACGTGGAGTTCTTCGTCGACCGCAAGACCAACGAGATCATCATGAAGACGCCCCGCCGCACTCGCAATCTGGGCAAGGAGGAGATGGGCGCCCTCATCGACAAGGCCCTGGACTACATCTGCCGCGAGATCGTGCCCGGCACTGATCCGGAGGACTTGCGGGCGATGGCGAAGGGGCCAGGGAAGGCCAAGCAGATGGCGAGGGCGGCTTGAGCAAGCGCAAGTCGGGGGTCAGCGGCGCCAGAGAGCGCCGACGGCGGAAGGAGCGCAGGAAGCGGCATGCCGAGCAAGAAAAGCGAGAAGCAGGAGCTGCTGCAGAGGGTGCGCCAGTTGGTGGTCGAGGGGCACTCCGCGGGGGAAATAGCTAAGGCTGTAGGCAAGACCAGAAGTGCCGTCACCGGCCTCTGCCATAGGAATGGAATCAAGCTGCGGTCTCGCGAGCTTTATATATCTCAAACTCGGAAGGTAGTGATGAAGAAGAAAATCATTGCTCCTCCCAAGGCCAAACCGGAGGCGCAGCCCAAATGCGTCAAGGATGGCAAGCGAGCTAGCCCGCATCTGCCGCTGCTCAACGTAATCCCGACAAAGAGCATCGACAAACTGGAGGCCAACAACTGCCGCGCCATCGGGGAGCGGCCGGAGCTTCTGACCCTCGACACCCTGATCTACTGCGGTGAGAAGACTGACGGTGGGTCGTGGTGTCCGAAGCACAAGGCGGAGGTTTTCCGTCCGAGGTGAATAGCTTTCGGGGCCTTGGGGGGCACTGAAAGGACAGACCATGAAGCGGACCAAGTTCACCCTGACTATCGAGAAGGCCGACGACTATGGCTATTCGGCTCTGCTGAAGATGGAGGATCAGGAGCGCTCGGCATGCCGCACCACGCTGCCTGAGATCCTTGGCTGGGTCGCCATGCACGTCGGCACGATCTGCAAGGAGTCCCCCTACCAGCCCCAGACATCCTCTCTGCCTGCCCAGCAAGAGCAGATTGAGCCGTTCCCCAGCATCGTGGCTGCGATGGAGCATGACCGGGTAACGGATCCTGATCCGCGACTGACCCAGCGCATCATGGACACCGTGCGCAGTCACGGCAACGGCCACATGTCCGCCCTGGCGACTGGCCTCTGGCTCTCGGCGGCATGGCTGAGCATGCGTGTCGGGGGAATGGCGTGATGGAGCACCGGATGAACAGCATCTACATGGACGAGCTGCGCGATACCTGGGTCAAGGTCGGATGCTATCGGGAAACGTGGCGTCTTCAGCGAGTTCTGAGAGTGTTTCACAATTCCCTTCTTCTTGCTGAGCAAGACGGGCTGGGAAAGGAATTCAGCGAATTGGTCGCCTCGCTTCATGACCGCAAGGGAGTGTTGACGGTCGAGTGGATCGTTGAAGCTGAGACGGCTATGCCCGTGATGCGCGACTATATTGACAGGTCATGGGAGCAAGAGGGCGAAATTATTCCGCCGAAACATGGCCTTGCGAGGCAACGATGAAAGGTGTCGTACGCGAGCTGATGACTGTGCTGGATGCCATCGAGCAGTGCCGCACCATCCTCGAAAGACACAATCTCATGAGGGCATCTCGCCGGATGAGTAATGCAGTGCCGCTTATCGAGACTCGCATTCGAGAGCATCAGCTCCATGCCATCAAACGGCGCACGCAGTCTCAGCCGGCCAATGAGTGAGCGTCGACCAATCCTGCCCCTTCCGTCTCCCCGTGGTCTCTCCCGCGAGCAGGCGGCAGCCTATCTGGGTATTTCCCCCGGCACTTTCAATGAGATGGTGGACGACGGCCGTATGCCTGGCCCCAAGGTTATCAACAGGCGGCTGGTATGGGACCGGCACGCCCTTGATCTCGCGTTTGACGCCCTTCCCGATAGGGAGGCTCCAAAGCTGGAGTTTGCCCTGTGAGGGAGGAGACCGTGCGGATCAAGTACGTACGCGAATACGCGGACGGACGCTGTTATTTCCAGCGCCACCGTCGCGGCCGCAAGGTCAGGATGAAGGCGGCGAAGGATACGCCTGAGTTCCACGCCGAGTACGCCCGCCTGCTTGGGCAGCACCAGCCCGCCAAGGCGCCCCAAGGGCCCGTCACGGACACATGGCGGTGGCTGTGCGTCCAATACATGAAGTCACCCGCCTTCAAGCAGCTCGACGAGCGGTTCCAGCGCACCCGTAAGGGCATTCTGGAGCACACCTGGGACGAACCGGTGAAGCCTGGGGCTGCTATGACGTTTGCAGCCGTCCCCGTGGCCCAGCTCACCACCAAGGCCCTGCGCGTGCTCCGCGACCGCAAGAGCGCGGTTGACCTGCCGGAGGCGGCCAACAATCGGGTGAAGGCCATCCGGGCAGTGTTCAAGTGGGCCATGAAGGATGAGCACGTCGAGACGAACCCGGCGCGCGACCTGGAGATGGTCAAGAACAAGAGCGCCGGCTGGCACAGCTGGGAGGTCGAGGAGGTCCGGCAGTTCGAGGAACGCCACCCCATCGGCACCAAAGCCCGCCTGGCACTGGCCCTGCTCATGTACACCGGAGTGCGCCGCTCGGACGTAGTCCTGCTGGGCAAGCAGCACGTGCGGACGGGCTGGATCAAGTTCAAAGCACTCAAGAACCTGGTGACGGTCGAGGCTCCGGTGCTGCCGGAGCTTCAACGCATCATCGAGGCCAGCCCGACGGGCGACCTCACGTTCCTGGTGACGGACTATGGGCGGCCATTCACGGCCAACGGGTTTGGGGGGAAGTTTCGCGACTGGTGCGACCAGGCCGGCCTGCCTCAGTGCTCAGCACATGGACTGCGCAAGGCGGCGGCAACGCTGGCAGCGGAGAACGGCGCGACCAGTCAGCAGCTCATGGCCATCTTCGGATGGCTCACACTGAAGGAGGCCGAGCACTATACGCGCACGGCCGAGCGCAGGAAGATGGCGGGGGATGCAATGGGGTTACTTGTGAGGAGTAAGCAATGACGGATCGGGAAATGCTGATGCTGCTCTACGGGGCCATCAAGGTGAACACAAATGATGACGGTGTGATCGAGGCAGATCTGGATATTGGGGCCATCCTTAAGAAGGTCGAGGACCACCTTTGGACGGTACGGAATGAAAACGCAATGTCGCCCAAGTGATTTCTGAGAGTCGCCCAGCTATTGATTTTGCAGGATATTTTCGCTCTGTGGTGCCCAGGAGAGGACCATGGACAGACCTGCAAAATCAATGGCTTAAGGCGACTCTGTCGCCCAGGATCAGCACCTGGAATATCAACGACTTAGATAGAGGTGTCGCCCGCCGATGAGCAGCGATCTGGAGCTACGCATTGCCGGCCTGGAGGCTATGCTGTGCGACGCGCAGAGGGAGAACGAGGAGCTGCGCGCCAAGCTTCTTAAATGGGAAGAATTCTACCGCGCCGTGCTGGTGCCGAAGACTACTTTTTTGCCACCTTTGCTCGCTGATCCTCATGCCACTTGAGCAGCTGATAGGCACAGGCCTCACGGTCCTGCTTGCTCTTGAGGTTGGCCAGCACCAGAGCGTCAGCTGATGGTGCCGGCGGCGGGGTGTCGGATGCGGCCTCAGCCACGGCAGCCTTGCTCTTGGCCTTCTTGGCCGCCTGCTTGGCTCTCAGGCTGCGCTGGAGGCACTTCTGCAGCGCTGCCGGCAGCTGTGGAGCCTTGGAGGACTGCTCGGCTAGCACCATCGCTGAAACGGCAAGTTTCTCAGCCTCCGCGCTTTGAGCGTACCTCTGCACCTCCTCGAAGGAGGTCGAGCACCCCATCAGAGAGGCACCGAGGGTCGCTAGAAGCAGCCACCTTGTAGTCGTCGAATTCCCTGCGAATCGCCTGCCGTTCATTACGAAGTTCCTCCGTTACCTGCCGCTCGTACTCAATGGCCGCAATAGCCTTCTCGGCGACCTTCTGGGCCTGGGTCAGCTGAGCCTTCATGCCCAACAGCTGCTGCTCGGCCTCACACGTCTTGACGCCCTGCGCCTGGATGCGGGCGTCGCGCTCCTGCCACCACTGATGGGCGAAGGTCATGATGGCTGTGATGGCGCCAACGGCCAGAAGCTTGGGAGTGCCCGAGAGCCACACGAGGGCGCGGGCGAGGATGGTCATCATGGCAAAGCAAACTCCCCGAATTTTTCCTTGGCGGCTTGCCGATAGGCGCTTTGAGCTGCTTCGAAGGTATTGAACCGGCCGAGACGGGTTTTCTGGTTCTGCCAATGAATTTCAGCAGCCCATTTCTTCCGGTGGTTGTCGAACCAGACGCCGGTTTGGCCGCTGGCGTTGTCCCGCCGCAGGCCTGTATTCGCTCGATTTTGAGAGTTGGTAGCCAACCGCAAGTTCTCGATGCGATTGTCGCTCTTGACCCTGTTGATATGGTCCACCTGCGTTGGCCACTCGCCATAGTGCCAAAGCCAAGCAAGGCGATGAGCCATATAGTTCCGCCCACGAACATATATCGTGAGATACCCGGAACGCTTCTCTCCCATGCTATGGGGAGAGCCGGCATTTGAACCGGCTGGAATCCCCCGTCTAGGAGAAATTATCCACCTAAACTCTCCTGTGTCTGGATTGTAATCCAGAAGCGAACGCAACTCTTGGGCTTTCATCGGCCCAAATTAGAACCGTCCCGATGGGCGCGCAATCGAGCTACGATTACTTCGCCCCCTCTAACGTACATCCAGACACCGCCGATCATGACGCCGACCCAGAGCCAATTGTTGAGTGCCCACTTCGCAGCGTCGATCGCAGGGACGGCGGCCATGTGGAAGACGTTGATGCCGGAGAGCCAGCTGTTCACGGTGTCCAGAAGGCCGAGCTGCGCGGCACCAGCTGCAGCGCCCAGGTAGAGGCCTGCTTGCCCCGTTGCCTTGGCCCGCTGGCCCGTGGCAACCCCCGTTGAGCCAGCTGCTGAGAGCGAGGCAACCGTGGCTTCCGTGCGCTCCGGAGAGAGCGGCGCACGATCCGCTGAGCCAAGAGCTGCAAGGGTAAGCGGACCCACCCCCTCGTCGGGCTCCAGGTCCGCACCCGCTCGCCGTCGATCGAGCTTAAAACCAGCGAGTGCTCGCGCTGTAGCCGGTCCCAAAACAGCGTCGACGGCTCCAACTGCATAGCCCAGTTCCTTCAGACGGATTTGCACCTGCTGCACCTGGGGCCCGTGGGCGCCCAGGCAGAGCACCGCCTCGTCCGGCAACGCTCCCTCACCCCACATCGCCCACGCCCGCCGGAACCACTGCTCGCGGTCCTTGAAGCCAATTGGCTCTTGGGCTGAGTAGGGGTTGCCGCGGTTGATGCCGTTGCCGACGGCGCGGCCGTAGTTGTGCCGGGCGAAGCGGGTGAGATCGTTGCGAGTCCAGAACCACAGCACCGCCTTGATCGCCACCGCCGGATCCTCGATGACTCCCGGATCATGCTCCAGGTCGATGCCGATGGATTGGCCGCAAGCGCGATAGTTGGCTCGGCCGGTCAGCTGGATAAGTCCGCCGCCGCGATAGTCCCACCCGTCATCTCCGCCCTGGTTGCCGTTGATGCTGCCGTAGGCGAGGTTGGCAAGCTTTTGGGCGTCACCCCGGCACAGTGCAATCCGCGGGTCTGCCGCCCCCAGCGGAAAGCGCTTGGGCCACAGTGCCTTCATGCGCGCCCCGGTCCAAGTCGTGTCCTCACGCACCAGGGACAACCCGCGGGATTCGTGGGCGAGCTGAGAGATGAAGTGGCACCAGATGAGAGGGGTGTTGATGCCGCCCCCCTCGATCTCCGCCTTGCCGGCCACCAGCGCGTCGACGTAATCCGGCCAGGCCTTGGGCGCGAATGCCTTGATGGTGTCGGCGGTGATCATGCATCGTCTCCCCGGATCTCATTGACGGCCCTGGCTGCGATCGCGTTGATGGCGTCGCCGGTGGCGGTGTCGATGTCCTTCAAGGCCTGCGCCTCGATCGCATAGACCTGCGCCGCGCGCCGGCGGCGGGCGTTATGCTGGGCAATGATGCGCTGGGCGTAGGACCTCACTGGCAGACCCTCGGCAATCGCGGCGGCCTGCATGTCACTCATGGCCTCGACGTTCTCATTGGCGACCATCAGGGCAAGCTCGTAGCGGAACTGATCGCCGTCCGTGCGACGGTTCACATCCGCCACTGCATCCTTCACTGCGGCACGCGCCTCCCGCCGCCGATCGCCCTGGCCATTGCCCGTGGCTACCGGCGGCCTCGGATCGGCCCTGTGAAGGATGTCGCGAAGGCTGAGCCCCTCCTGGGCATAGGGCACCGGCGGCAATGGCGCCTCCTCCTCGATTGCTGGCTGAGGCTCCGGGTTCGGATCCGGAACGATCACGAGTGCGGGCGGTGCAGGTGATGCAGGCGGTGCGGATGGTGCAGGTGATGCGATCTCGGGCCAGACCTTGTTAAGAATTTCGACCACTTTGGAGATCTCATCCATGCGCTCCAGGTTCTTGGCCTTGGAAGCGTGGGCATACTCCACATCAAGAGCGGCAAGCAGCGGCCCGCGTAGGGGCACAGGCGCAGCGGATTTTATGCGGTTCCTCATCTGTTCATCTTGTGTGAAGGGGCCTCAGTGGATAACGTTTGCGGAATATTTGGGGGGCGCAATGTTTGAGGTCGCTGGCGGGATCATTCTTGCAGGCATCGGGGTTTTCGCCTTTCTGGTGTTCCTCGGCGTACGCTCCGAGTGGGCCGCCGATAGAGAGGCCATCAACCGTTCGCGTCGTCGTGCTGTTGTAGAGCGCGCATTGCGCGCAGGTCAGACACCACCAGCTGAGACTTGGATAGACCGCCTATGATCAGCGTTCTCACCCGCATCTTCGTCTACGCCTGCTGCATCGCCCTAAGCGTCTTCGTCGGTGGTTGGCTGCTTGCTATCTCGCTGATGTACTTTGGGTATCCAGAGCACGTCCTGGTCATTTTTGATGTGGCGTTCATTGGCCTATTTGGTGGCGCGATTTGCAGCATTTGCGTCTACGCCCTGTGGCTAGGGAAATGGCTTCAAGAACGTGGTTGGCGCCAGCTGCGCTGGCCTTATCCCACGCTCTGATCTGTCTCGATCGCTGAGATCCGCCGCCAATTTTGCTTAGGCGTCCCCGGCTTGCCCGACTCGTCGCGCCAGACCCCATCAGGATGCCTGATCAGTATCTTGTTCCCAGCGGGAGACACTCTCCGCTCAAGCTCGCCTTCAGCAAGCGGCGCAGTGTTGGGGATGCTAAACCCGCGGTCTCTCTGCCGGGCCCTAACCTCAAGAGGATCGATCGGCCGGTTGCGCAGCAAGGCGTTCAATTCCATCACCTCGGCGCCAGCAGCAGCCGTATTGGGCCTGGTTGGCCGATAGCGCTGCACGCCAGCAATTCCTGGGTAAGTCAGGGCAGCGGATTCACTGGCACGAGCGAATGCGGCTGCGCCTGCATGTATCGATTCCCATCTGGCGACACGACTGGCATTCGCTGGCGTCGGGGACTTTTTGAAATCCGCCCGCGCCTCATCAAGCTGGCCCTGGGCGTAGCTTTTCCCCGCCTCGCTGGCCGCGCCTGAAGCAGCAAAGGTGCCGGTCCTGGCCCAATCAGCCGGACGCATCCATGTGTTTCCAGGCGGATAGAGCCCTGCTGCGGATTGCTGCGCCGGCGTCGGCGCAAAGCCCAGGGGCGCATTTGGCGCAAGCTGAAATGGCTCCTCGGCGCCACCCTGACGAAAGAACTGATTAGTGCCCGCAACGCGTTCCGGAATGGTGCCGGTGGGCCGAATGAGCGCATCAGCCTGAGTTGCCGCAGTACGCTCAGCAGCTTCTGCCGACCGACGCGAGGCGTAACGCCAGGCGCCAGGCGCTAGAGGACCTAAAGCCATCCCCGCCAAGCCAGAGTAGTCGCGCACGAGCTTGCGCCATTCTGGCGTGTTCCGCTCCGCCTCCTCCTCAGCCTGCTGCTGCGTCAGCGTCGATCGCCGGGCCTCAAGGGGTTGCAGCTCCGTTCCAATCCTCTCTATCTGAGAGGTCGCTGCTGCCTGCTGCTCACGATTGCGCTCAAGGAGGCGCTGAACGGCGCCCGTCGTCCGATCTCCCCAGCTGCCGTCTATGCGACCGTCGTAGAGCTTTTCACTCTGCAGATAACGCTGCGCATCCATCACGGCATTCTTGTCCGAGGACTTCAGATTGCGGAACCGTTCAGCCTCAGCCTGCAGACGCTCCAACTCTTTCTGCTGCGTCGCTTGCCGGTCCCTGATCCTCTTGGTGTCGGCATCGATCTGTCCCATGGCAGCCGCGCCGCCCTCCGCTGTCTGCCCTGTGGTCGCGTACGTCGCGCCGGCTGTGGCAGCTGGCGCCCCCACAAGCGGCCGTGCCAGGGTGCGTCCAGCGGCTTGCACCGGCTCGCTGGCCGCCACCTTGCCGGCCACGCGGAACGCCGGGCTCATGCCGAACGCACTGCCCACCATCGCGCCTTCCGGATCCCGCGGGCGCCAGTCTGCTCCGCGCTGCGGCAGCGGCAGCAGGTCGCCCGTCAACGTCGGCACGGTGCCAGATTGCTGCACGGGCGGTGGCGGGGTGAAGCCGAAGGGATTGAGCAGGCCAAGGCCGAACGACTGCGCCCGGTCGCCCCAGCTGGGCTGAGCCACCGCCGGCGGCGGCCCCATCTCCTGCCCGGTCATGGTGTTGGGCGTCTGGTAGCCCGGTAGGCGCGGATTGAAGCCCGGGAAGGCGAAGCCGAATGGGGTGTAGGGATCGGCCATCAGAGGAACTCCGGCTGCTGCGGTCGCTGCGGTGTCGCTGCGGATGGGACGATTGCCTGCGTGCCGATCGTGCTGGCCTGGGCCTGGTGCTCAGCCATCAGCCGTGTGAACTCCTCGAACCTGCTGCGGCCCATCCGGCGGGCGATTCCCTCCAGCACCCGCTCACGCGCCGCCGGGTCAGCCACCGTCAAACGCATGGCCGCCGCCATTGCCGCGTCAGCCTGATAGCCAAACAGCCGGTTGAGAGTACGGGAGATGTAGGCGATGCCGGCGCTGAGCACGCCCGGGCTGGAGCGGAAGCTGTCGATGATCTCGCTCATCTGCTCATGCGCCGCATCATCGGCCAGCCGTTCCGCCGTCGGTGAGCCGCCCGTGACGCGCTGGCGGAGCTGAGACTGGTTGCGCTCGGTCTCTACGAAGCGGAGGAACCGTTGCGCAATGTTGCCCGGCGTGGCACGCCCGGGCTCCAGCCCGGTCGAGGGCATGACGCGGCCGAGCATCTCCTGAATGCGTGGGCTGTTGAAGACGCGGGTAATATCGCGCGTGCGCTCGCTACCAGCCATGCGCTCGTATCCCCACAGCAGTCCGAGCCGCGCCAGCTTCTGCTCCCCGCGCGTCTCCAGCTGCAAGAAGTCGTCGGCCGTCACCTCGCTATCGTCCTTCCAAAAACTGTCGCGGAAACGCCGGAGGATGTCGCGCGAGCGGGCATTGCCGGAATAGATCCCCCGCGCCTCGGAATAGAGCGCTCCAATATTGCCCTCGGTGATACCGTCGACAGCTGCCAGCAATTGCTGCTTGAGCATGATCAGCTCCCGCCCGATGGGGTTGCCAAGATTGTCCCCGATCATTTTGTCCAGCGCCTGCTTGCCGCTGTCGAAACGGCGCAGATTGGCAATGACCTGCGTGCGGTCGTTGGTCGTGTAGAACTGCCGCAGCGCCCTGTTGAGCGGGTTGCCGATGCCAGGCGCCGCTTCCGCCGCTGCCCGCCCCCATTCCTGCAGAATGGGCGTAATCGCCGCGGGGATCCTCTCGGGCATCATGTCGGAGGCCGCGAAGGCCCTGCCGTAGACCGGCTTGGAATCCGCCCGCATGGCGGTCTCGATCTGCGCATCTGTACGCAGCGGATTGACGGCGTGGCCGTGGAAGTCCTCATCGGAGATTGCCAGCGCCCGCTTGAAGCCTTCATGCACACGCTCGTACTGGCCAGCCGGCTCCGCCGTCGCGAACTTGCCGCGAGACGTGAGCGTGGTCCGCGGCACGCCGGGCTCACGGGTGGTCAGTCCGCTCTCAGGGTTCAATGCACCCCGCCGAGGGGTGACACCGGTCTGTCGCGCCGTCATGAAGCGCTCGAACTCATTGCGGGCTTCCGGCGAGGCGCGGGCGAAGCTGCCGGCCATGCGGGCGAAAGCGTCGTCGACATCCATCAGTGTCTGCGTGTCGGCGCCACGGCTGCCACCGCTGGCACCCGGATAGAACGACCGGTCGACATCGCCCTGTGCCAGCCTGGCGCGCAGATCGTCGACCGTGAGGCCCGCTCGCATAGCCTGGTTGGCCAGCATCTGATCAGCCTGTGCCTCCGCGCCTACAGAAGGAGCTGCGGTTCCTGGAGGCGTAGCGCCATCGGCAATCCAGGTCGCGCCCTCAACCGGCGGGGAGGACCCGCGCGGCATGGTCCGCCACTCATCGAGGGCGCCGCCGGCGCGTGCCATCTGCGGTGACACGACATCGCGTATGGTGCGGCCAGCACGGGCTGCTCCAGCCAGGGCGGGGGGCAGGATGCCACCCAAGCCACCTCCCACCGCCGCGCCCGTGGCAGCGCCCTCCAGCCGCCCCTCTAGCCCCTCTCCAGCGCCTGCACCGGAGGCAGCACCCGCACCAGCACCCAGGAGCGCGCTGCGGCCTGCTGTGCGGGCAAGAGAGCTGCCGGCTGTCGCCCACCGTGCGGCCGCTGCGCCCGGGCCCAGGGCGAACGTGGGGAGGCTGCCTGCAATGCGGGCGACGGTCGAGGCTATGGGGTTCTCAGCTGAGAACTGCTCGCTCGCCGCCCGGTCCGTCAGTCCCAGTTCATTCCCGAAGTCGAACGTGGCGCCCTGCACCGCTTCCCGGCCCAGGCCTTTGAAGTACTCGCCCCAGCCCTGCGCCGGCTTGGGGTTGGCCGCGTGCCATTCCTTGGCGCCGCGCAGCGCCGTAGCCTGGTCTCCGGCCTCAATGTCGATGACGCGCTTGTCGGGGAGCTCAATCGAGAAGACCGGCATCAGCGCACCCCCAGCACCCGGTAGCCATCACCAGAGGATTGCCCACCGCGGCCCGCAGACGCCTCGACCTGAGGCAGGCCTGGTTGGCTGTTGCGCACCCCGCGCAGGATCTCCTTGAGCCGGTCAACGCCGGCGGAGGCCCGTGCAGAGGCATTGCCACCGACGTTGGCCAACCCGTATGGACCCGTCCAGCCGATACCAATGAACGGATCCGGAAGCATCTGCTCCATCAACGTCAGATCGGGCCCATTGAGGACGCCGAGATTGTACAGTTCCTTCAGCTGCAGCAGGATATTCGTGCGGGCCGCCACAATTGAATCCCGCTCCTGCCCGGGGAAAACATTCGGCCCAGTCTGCTGCACGAGGCGCGCGTAGCTGTCGAGGGCGGGAAGCAGACTGCGGTAGGCCTGATCTACCTTGGCCGACTGCGTGCGCACCGCTTCCGTCGGCCGCCCTGACTGCGCCGCATCCGCAATCGTCTTCTCGAGCAGCTCGCTCCGCATGCCCAGAGCATCAAGCCTCCGCGCCCGGGCCTGCGCCTGCCCCAGCGTCATGGTCTCGCCGGCAAAGGAGATGGTCGGCTCGTTGGCAGCTTGCTGCGGGGCTGAGGTTGGCGCCGGCTGTGGGCTGGGTTGGGAAGCTGCAAGGCTCTCCAGCTGACCGCCGGTCGGCAGCACGCCGGAAGCTCCGATCAGGTTGGAGCCAACCGGAGGCTCCGGGGGAGCCTGAGCAGGCTGGCGGCCCTCGGCAATGTCTGCACGCTGCTGAAGCAATCGCAGCTGCTCGGCGTTCCTGCCGCGCAGCATCTGCCACTGTTGCGCCAGCGGCAGCCCTTCCTCCGGGCCCATGGCGAAGATGGTCGAGGCCATCTCCGGAGGCATGCCCTGCAGGAGCGGGTGTTGTGCATTGGGCTGTCCGTTGGGGAACGCCTCCGCCCATGCCTTGTCCATAGTCGCGCGCTGCTGCTGCAGACGCTGGAACTCGGTCTGCTCGCGCTGCCCTCGCGTAGCAGCCTGCATGGCCGCCGCACCATTAGGGCCCCAGTTGCCGCCCGGTGCTGTCCCCAGGATGGAGAGGCCGGCCATGAACAGGGGGTTGCTGGCCAAGTCGTTCAATGAGAACGGGCGCGCAGGAGGCGGTGCCCGGCCTGCTGCAGCAGCCTCAGCCCCGCGTACGATGGCGTCAGCGTCTGGCTGTGGCGGTCCGCCCGTGGCCTGGTTAATGCCGGCAGTGAGTCCGATGCCGGGATCCTGCATGGCCGAGGGGCCGAAGGGGGAGCCAAAGGCGCCCGGCTCGCGCTGCATCTCGCCCTCACTGAACGGAGGTACCTGCGCAGGGGGAGGAATGGGCGGGGCCGGCCTGAACTGCGTGAGCAGGTCAGGGCCGCTCGGCATCCCTCCGACCGACGCCTCACCGGCCTCCTGCATGAGAGTCGGCACCGGCAGCCCCGGGCGTGGGGAGGGCGACCACGGCGCCACCAGCCCACCGCCGGTGGCGCTGTTGGAGGAGGGAGACACACCCCTCGCAGCTGCCGGAGCGGCAGGAAGCGGCGGCATGAACGCATCCATTGGCGGCATGCCCGGAGACGCCGGAGCCGCTGCAGGTGGCGCGGCCGTTGCTGGTAACGGCAGCGGGGCGGGAAGACCATTGTTCAAGCGCACCCTGCGTTGGAAATCATCAGCACCTACCGCGGTAGTCAGCGCGCCCGGGAGCGTGTCGACGAGCCAACTTGGGGGCGGGTCGGGCTGCCTGGGCGGCTGTGGGGGAGGCGCCGGAGGCGGCCCCATCGTCCCATCCGGCTGCCTCACCAGCGCGCCGCCCTGAGCAGGCTCGTCTGCTGCTCGCGGCCCACCCAGCCCCATCATGGGCGAGCCGTCGGGGAACATGCCGCCGAAGGGAGCTCCAAATGGAGCTGCGGATGGCGCTGCCGAGGCATCGGCCTGGGTAAGCCATCCAGCTTCTTCTTGACGCCGTTGCTGCAAGCCCGGCAGCGGCCGCCCGCCAGCGTTGACGTACTGCAGGAAACGTTGCCGCGCGGTATTCCAATCCCCCGCCCGCACAGCCGCTCCCAGTCCACTGTTCATCCAGCTGGGGCCGGCATTGTAGGTGAGCGACGTGAGGGCTGCTTCCTGGCCCGGCGTCATCGACGCTCCGAAGCCGCGCACCCGGTCGCGCGCGTTCCCCACCTCCGTCCTGAACCGCCGGTCCGCTTCCGGCCGATCTATCGTCTCACCGGGGCCGCTCGCCCGCGTGCCGTAGCCGCTGGTCCACTGCCGATAGTCCCAATAGGGCCGCGGGTTGTAGCCCTCGAACCGGCGCATCGCGTCGAGGTAGCTGTCGGAGAGGCCTGCCATCTACTGCACTCCCTGATCAGCGGAACATTGCCGCGAGCCCGCCAGCGGCTGAGGTGCCGCCCGCCGGAGCACCGAAAAAGCCACCTGCAAGCCCCCCCAGGCCGGCGATCATCTGCAGCGCGCTCGGCGATGATGTCGTGGTGGATGTGCCCTGCTGTCCAAGGGCCGCCATGCCGGAGACGTTCTGCAGGTACTGCTGCAGCGCCGGGTCTGACACCAGCGAGGGCGCCATTGCAGCCGCACCCGCCTGCAGTCCCTGGTTCTGCTGGTACATGCCGGCCAGAGTCGGCGCGAGGGCGCGCGTGGCCGTGTCGGTGAAGTAGCCGCCCAGCCCGCTCGCGTTGTTGCTGGTGCCGCGGCCGGCACGACTGAACATCGCTGCCGTATTGCCCCTGACAGATCCCAGAGTGTCCTGCAGCGCCCCCTCAAAGTAGGGGTTGTTCCTTGGATCCACGAAGCTCGGATCCATGGTCCTGGTCGCCCAGTCCTGCGCGCCCTTCCACAGCGGGCTGTTCTGGGTGTTCTGATATTGCTGCTGGATCGCCGGCAGCGCCGTGCTCTGAGCCTGCGCCATCGCCGGTGCCCAACCGGTCTGGGTCGTGCTGGTCTTCTGCTTACTCTGGCCCACCGTCGATCCGCCTTTCCAGCGTCACCGCTGTCTCACCCCACCCGACGCCTGCCAGACGCCGCGCCCATCCCTTGCGCCCTACCAGGCTGAGCCGCACACATCCCCAGTGCTCCCGAGCCCACTGGGCCAGATCCGCCTCAAGGTGCGCCCACATGCTGAAGCGCTCACCGCCGAGGACGACGATGTTGCAGGTGCGGCCACGCGTGCTCTCGATGATTTCTGTAATGACGCATCCCACCGGCTTACGATCCCAGATCAGCCAGAGCTGCATCCCGCCGCGGTCTATCTGCTTCTGGATGTCTTCCGGCGACTGGTCGGCGTTCCCGCGCTCCAGGGCCGCCCGCACCCACGATTCGACGAACGGCCATGCTGTGGCCGTCTTGGCGGGCGGAACCGGGACCAGCCTCAGAAAAATTCCTCGATGATCACGATGCCAGCGCCACCAACCGCGCCAGCAATCCCAGTGTTTGTAGCCGCCTGCGCCCCTCGTGCGCCGGCTCCATAGTTCGGCCCAGCCACGGCCGCGCGGTCTTCGCTGGCTGAAAACGCGAGAGCAGGCGGCCCATGCCCCAGCACTGCGTTGCCGCCAGCCCCCGGCTTGATCAACGCGAACGTGGCTTCATCCGTAACAAGATCGCTGACCCCACCCGCCTGCCCTGGGACGCGGAGCGAGCCGCCAGCACCACCTGTTCCGCCAGCTCCTCCAGCAACTGGGCTGCTATCCGTGCTATCCGATCCGGTGCCCGTGCCGCCGCTACCGCCGATGGCCGTTATCAGCGACCCAACACTCGTGGTCCCACCCGTACCGCCGTCGCCGCCCGTATTGCTGCCGGCTGTCCCTACAGCGCCAATGGTGACTATCTGGCTGGCGCTAATCTGAGCCGCTGTGAATATGCCTTCCGCGTATTCGCCAGCGCCGCCGGCGCCGCTTGCAACACCTTCGCCAAACCCCTCACCATCCGCGCCACCAGAGCCGCCGCCGGGTGCCTGTACGCGGATGCGGCAGGTCTTCATGCCTGCCGTCGGCGTGTACGTGCCGGACGCGGTGAAGACCTGAACGGCCGCCGCCTTGGTGAGATCCAGGGTCTGGTCCTGGTCGCCGGTGAGGACGAAGATGTCGCGATTAGCGGTGAGATCGGAACCGAGCCTCAAGATCGCTTGGTTACTGCGATCATCATCGATCATGCCGAGCACTAGCTCGGAATCGAACAGCGAGGCCGGCTGCGACACCCCCTCGACATCTCCAGGAAATGCGGTGAAAGGGTCATCCGTGTCACGCAGGATGATGCCGCCGGGCTCGTTGATGAAAGGTACGCCCGTGGCGGCACCTGAGAACGTCGTCGCCCTGGCATCGATGATGCCACCCGCACCCGCGTAGGCGAACGCCTCGGAAAAGGCCGGCGTGCCGGAAAGTGTGACCGTCGATTCCAGAAGACGCACTTGGCCACCTTGGCCAGCGAAAGCGTGCTTTCCAGCATCGTCCACGATCGAGTAGGCGTTACCGAGACTGTTGATCTGGCCGCCAGAGCTGGCATGCAGTTGCTCTCCGACGCAGGCGCCAAGGCGCATGCCGGGGCCAAACCTGATAACGCCGCCCCAAGGGGCCGTCAGACCCCACTCGCTGGTCACGCCCGTTGCGCGTACTTCGAAGTGCTGAACCGTAATTTCGCTCTGATCCATGTGGATCGAGCCAAGACCAGCACCATCCTGAATGATAACGGTATCAGAAGCGCCGCTGATACCTTCGATGACGATCGTGCCGCCGCCGACAATGGTCTTGCCATCCTCTACGCCGGCGTGAGTGCCAGCGATGCCCTTGAATTTGAGCTCAAATCCAGCCGTGTCGAGATTGGCAGCAGCGTGGTCCCATGCTGCCTGCAGCGTGGTGAAGTCCTGACCGGAACCGAAGGTAATGACAGTGTTGCCGGTTAGGCGCTGGCGGATGTCAGCGGCGCTCAGCTTCTCGGCATCCAGCTCCTGAATCGCCGCCTGAACGTCCGTCGCCGAGATGCTACCAGCTGGCGTAAATGACACATCCTCGGCCGCAACGCTGCCACCACTGCTGGTTGAGCCTTTGCGCAGCTCGCGAATTAATTCTTGAGCCCACAGATGGAGGGATCTAGGGTCTGACCCCTGCGGATTTTTCCAGCGTGTGTCTAGGGGCATTGACTCATGTCAGATCTGAAGGGCGGTACGCCCGCCGATTGGCTCGTCATTGGTTGGTTCACTCCCGACTATCGCCCGCTCGCCGAGGCCTTCGCCGCCAACCTCGCCGAGCACAACGCGCCCTATCATCTCTTTAGCCGCCCGAAGGCTGGCGGTTGGAGCGCCCTCCAGAAGCCAGCTGTGGTGCTCGAGGCCATGGACGCCCACCGGGGTAAGACCCTCATTCTGATGGACGTAGACTGCATCGTGCGGGCCGGCATCGCCGAGGTCGCGAGCATTGAAGGCGACATGTCTGCATGGATGCGAACCAAGAGCGCCGGCCAGAACGTTTCCGTCTTCATGGGCTCGCGCGTCATGGTGTTCCGACCGACTGAAGGCGCTCGAGCGCTGGCCCAAGAGTGGGAGCGCCGGTGCGCCACCATCAACGATGACGAGCACGCGCTGACATGGGCATACCTCACCAGACGCGAAGTGGCTTGCTCCCATCTTTACCGCCGCTACTCGGGGGTTGAGGAAGCGGCATCTGATCGCAGCTGCATCATCGTGCACCGCAGCGCCCACGGCGGCCGGAAAGACAGCACCAGCGAGAAGGTAATCCGCTGGATCAAGCTCATAGAGCGCCCATTCCGCACCGGACGAAGCCGCCGCAGAGCCAAGCGCGTTGCCTAACCTCACATGTCACCGTAGACGACGAAGGAAAACCCGTCATCGGTGGCCGCGGCGCTAGCCGTATTGAATACCCGCACTGTGAATTGCGATGTGGACCCCGGCGGATCAATTGTGATGCCCCGGTTCTGGTTTGAGGTCTGCAATGCTGGGTGAGCAACATAGTTCGTGTCCGCCATGGCATTCGTAAGCGTCACGGTATAATTGCCGGTGGAGTTCCTGACCACAGAGGCCACGTTGTAGCTGCCGGCCACAAGGGTGCCGGCTCCGCTCGCCCGCCCCCACGCCTTCGGATGCCCCGGGTGCCGGTGCTGCAGGCTTGGGGCCACCCACATCTCATCGCTGGCCGCCGCTTCCATCTCAGCCGCAGAGGCGGGCCGCAGGCGGCGTGTCACGCCATCGTTGCGCACATACTCCAGCACTGAGGCGCTACCCGCGTAGAGCCGCGCCACGTTCGCGGCCGGAGTGCCCGGGCTGCCGTTCTCGTTGAAGTCCGCGTGCATGTTCGCGAACAGCGCCGCCGCGGCGCTCACCATGTACCAGGCATCGGTCGCGCTCTTGTAGGTCACCCACACCGGCAACCCCGACACGATGTCACCCGCCGTCAGGTCGCTGCCGTTGAAACGCTTGATGCTCTTCGCGCCGAAGTCGTTGAGATTGAGCGTTGCCGCTCCAGTAATGGTGTGGTTCGCGGTGAACGCTATGGTGTGGTTGTCGCCCAGCCCGCCCATCGTGCGCAATTGGGTAACGGTGAAGGCGTTGGAGCTCCCACCGGAGCCGAGGCTGCCATTGGTGTCGAAGAACCACCGGGCCAGGATTCCCTCATCAGCCCGACCGGCATTATTGATCTGCCCGCCCAGCATGCCCTCCGGCCACCTGCCGGTGTTATTGGCATCGATCGGATCGAGGTCGTAAATCTCGTCAGCCATTTACCTGCCCCCCGTCGACATCGCCGTCACATGCACCCCCTCAGCCCTGCGCCAGCTGGCGCCGGCTGCGATCTGCAAGCGGACGTTCCCGAACCTTGCGTCGATACGCGCCGGACAGAAGCCCGCCCAGTTCATCAGCGTAGGGCTGGTATAGGTCTTCATGCCGCCCGGCAGCGCCGACCGGTAACCGATGGAGGCGCTCACAGAGCCCGCCGGGAAGTCGCCAAGCGGCCAGACCTCCGTCACCATCCCGCGACGGCCTGGGGCTAACTCCGATTCCCTGGTGTCGATGGTCGCAGCCCGCGGCTGGCCGCCGAAGAAGCCCAACCGATGATTGCCTGCCTGCCAGGCCGCCAGCCGGATGCGGCGATCGTCGAGCACGCCTGAATCGATATCGAAGGTGCTCACCGGGGGTGCGTCGATGCTCTGATTCCAGAAGCCGCCCACCTGATCGATGGTCTGCGGCTCGGCCGGGCTGTCGAACAGGAACTCGAGGTTGATCTCCTCGCGCGTCCAGCGCCCGTCCTGCACCGAGTACATCAGCATCTCGCTCGGCAGCTGGCTGGAGCCCTTCGGGTACGCCCACATCACCAACTTGCGGCGATAGTCGATGCCCATGCTGATCCGATGGCGAAAGGCGTAGTTGAGGTTGCTCGTGAAGTAGGTGTCCACCTTACCGGCGCCGATCGGGGTACTGGCCTGGCCGTCGAACATGTAGAAGCCGTCGTCCGCCGCATAGAAGATCGATCGCCCGAACGGCGTTGCCGCGTTCCTGGCTATGCAGCCCCTCGCTTTTTCCAGATAATCCTGGCCAAAATCCCAGATCACCGGCGGGCCCACGTAGATCGCCCGGCGCACGCCGCGCTCCTGGAAGATGGCGGCATAGTCGAGGCCGACAATCGAGATGATCTCGCCCCGCTCCTGATCGAGCTCCTGATTGCCGGCCTGCGTGCTCGGGTCAGGCGTCCAATCGGTGATGTCGTTGAAGGCGCTCCAGTGGACCGTGAACCCCTCACCCATCATCAAGAAATCATTCACGCGGGCGACGCTGGTAGCGGCCGAGGGCGGAGAGCCAGCAAGATTGGCGAAGGCGACGATGGGACTGGCCATCATGTCGAAGAACTGGGGCACCTCCGCCCGCGTGACGGCCACGACGTTGTTGCCGAACTGCGCAAGCTGCCACGTGTCCTCAGACCCCAGCGTATACCCGCCCGCTATTGACCGATCGGTCGCGATGCGGCTTTCCAGGTGGTAGAGCTTCGTGGCGTCGCCGGCGAAGATGTGGGGCGTCGTGGTCTCGTCGTAGAATGTATCCCCGCCCAGCACGATGCCGTCAGCTTCCGCATCAACGCTGTAGTCCTGCACGTCCGGCAGCGGCGCGTACTGGCCTGCCTGGCTGATCACCCCCTTGGCCTCTGCCGCCGGGTTCTCACGGTCGCTGCGATCGGGCTCCCAAGAGCCAAAGGGGATGGGGCTTGGATCAGCCACTACAGGTTCCAGGCTTTCATGCGCCCCGTATAGGCCTGCGCAGCCATCTTGCGCTTGGCTGAGCCAGGGTTGGGATTGCCGCCCGCCTCGACCAGCTGCTGGGTCGCCAGCGTCACGCCCACATCATCCCGCAAGATGTCCCGATAGAGCAGGATCTTGGCCTGCGCCCGAATGATCGACGCCCCGTCCATCATCCATGCGTTCGTGTCGCTATCGGCGCTGAGCGGGTTGGGGGCGAGGCGGGCGAGTCCATTGAGATCGAGGGGATAGGCCTGGTCGGGCACCGGCCAGATGCGCAGCTGCTGCCCATACAGCGCGTAGTCCGCCGGTTGGCCCTGGTAGCTCGACGACTGCCACTCGTTGATGTGCTGCTGGGTGCGGGGGCAGAGGCGATAGGGCCAATTATTGACAGTGCAGGTGATGTCGTCGAGCTCCAGGATCGTCTCTCCAGTGCCCACCGCGGCACCAGCGCTGGTGAGCAACGTGGGGCTGGTCAGGTCGTAGTACTCCTGGCCGGTCACGGTGAAGAGGCGGGAGCGCTTCTCATTGAACTTGAAGCGCTCCCCCTCCTGCAACTCGATCGCATCGTTGATGGCATTGCGAATTTGCGCGGCCAGATCGTCGCGGACCAAATCATCGGCAATGCGGGCCTGCATTACTGCAAACGTACTCATGAGAAGAAGGCGGACCTTTCAGCCCGCCCCTCACTTCGCATCATCACGCCGGCCGCTCGTCAGGCGGGATGTACTCGAACTGAATGTCTGCAACGCCAGCCGTCGGCGTCCCGCTGATGACGGCAACGATCTCCGTGTCGACATCCACCACAGAGCCTGCGCCAGCGGCGATGACCATAGCGGTGTGCCCGGCCGTGGTCAGGTGCGTCGCCAGAGCCGCCACCACGTTTGCCGGTGACGCCCTGGAGCCAGCCGTTCCAGCCGGCGTGCCGCCCGAGAACACGGTTCTGACGGACATGTGGCCGCGAACGATGTTGGACCCGGCCGGGATCCACCCGACCGTGTACGTTCCGTTGCCGCCGCCAGACGCGACAGCCCCGAACAGCCGCCTGCGCAGGTAGACCACCTGCTGGCCGACGGGTTTGCGTGCGATACTTCCCTGTGCCATGTCGGCCTCCCTTATGCGCCGTGCGCGGCAGCCCACGTCGACATCACCACGACGCCGAAGTCCTGGCTGTTGTAACGCGACTTCTTCAGACCGGAGATGCAGCCGGCCTTCACGCCGAGCTTGTTGCCGTAGTCGAACATCTGCTCGAACCAGTCATAGGTGGACTTGTCGTGGCCCTGGCCGAAACCACACACGCCGGCCTGCGCACCGGCCAGAATCGCCCGGCGCACAGTGGTAATGGGAAGGCCGGTAACTGAATCCACACCCTGCGGAACGCGCGTCGATTCATGCAGGATGCAGCCGTTGTAGGTGCCGAGCGCGCCCGAGAAGATCGGATTCTTCGCCACGCCGACGCCGCTCTGGATGGCCGCCTTCTGGATGTCGTACCAGGTGACCTGACCAACCGTAGCCGTGGCCTTCAAGTCCGTCACCTGATAGGGGTGCAGGAACACTACGAACCACGGCTCACCGTCCACCATCAGCGGCCTGATTGGCGTCGGGTTGGCGCCTGTGGTCGTGACCTTGGCCCGCTCCACCGCCTTGTCGATCTCGAACAAGGTGAAGGTATCAGCCAGCACCAGGTCCTCGTCCGAGTTGTTGGTCTCCGGAGACGTATCATCGGCCCACACCTGCCGCGTCGGTGCCGCGATGGTGTTGTGACCAATGAGGGCGTTGTTCGCATTCGCCGGGGTGTAGCCGGCGAGGTGGTTGAACGCCCACGTATCCCAGCGATCGGCCCACCAGTCGGCCAGGCCCTGCATGCCCTCCTCACGGATGGAGAACGGAATGCGCTGCTCGGTCATCTTCCCCTCGCTGCGCACGGCATGGCGCAGCTGGTTGATGATCAAGTCGTCGGTGAAGGTGGTGAGCGACTCCTCGTTGCCCTCCAGATTGCCATCACCGACCACACCATCGCCGGTGAGCTGCATCCTGAGCGTGATGCGGATGCGGTCGCCGGGGCCTTTGTTAGTCTCGTTCTTCTGCTGGATCATGCTGTCGGAGCTGGGGCCGATGAAACGCTTGATGTAGGTGCGTTTCAGCGCCTCGCGGGCCAGCTTGTTTGACCACAGCTTGACGGCTTCGGCGTCATTCACGCCGTATGCGGTATCTGCCATTTGGCACACCTGTAGTGCGGCCCGGCGCGCCTCCTAGAGCTGCCGGACTGATTGATCGGATCTGGTTGCGGTGTGCTCGGAATGACGCCTCAGAGCGGGCGATGGTCTTCGCTTGCGGTGCGAGCCGGAGAACCGTGTTCCTCAGCACAGCAGAACAACCCTGGGGCCTTTGACGCCGTGCCCGGTCGAGTGTCTCAGATGACGCCCTGAGACGCGGCGAACTATTGCCTGGGCTTCCGAGGCTTACCCTTAGGCCAGCCTCCCCGGCGCGGCTGCGGCGCCTCTACCTTCGGCGGCTCCGCGCACGGAGGCTCTACGCCGCGAATCGCATCATTAATGCCTGTCATGGCCTCGCGTAGGCGCGCGCGTTCCGCCATGATCTTGTCGAGGGCGTACGTCCGGGCCATCAACCGAGCTTGCCCTGACGTGCCATCTGCTCCCACACCTTGTCGAACTCGGCGGGATTCTCGATCGCAAGATCAGCCAGATCGGTCAGCGACATATCCTCGGCACCCTTCCGCCCGCCGTCACCGCCCGAGATGCTCACCGAGGCCGCCTTGCCCCGCTTCGCCGCTTCGATCTGCTGCTTGCCCTTGTCCGCCGGCACGAACTGCCCGTTGGGCGCCCGCTGCGCCGCCTTAGGCTGATAGCCGCGGTTCAGAGCCAGATTGTAATAGAACTCGGCCGGCGACATGCCCATCTGCAGCGCCTGCACGGCCACCGCCTGCCGGTCATGGTTGAGCACCGCCGTCCTCAGCTCCGCCACGCTGCGCAACCCGTACTGCTGGGCGACCTGGGCAGCATAGGGCGAGGCATCGGGGTACATGTGCTCCAGCTCTTTAACGCGCTGAGTCTCCAGATGCCCGACCGCATCCCAATAGTCGGCCTTGTGGTTGGCGCTCTTGGGATCGTTGATCTCCTCCTCAGCGCGCACAACAACCGCATGGAACTGCTGCTGCTG